AAAATCTTCACTTTCATCAATCATTGAAGGAAATATTTTTTCTAATTCTTGTGCAATAACTCCTAATTGTTTTTTTTCTTCACCTATTAAATTATAATTTCTAATCTTTACTTTTAATAGTTTTTCTAATTTAGGATTAGCATCTGTTATATTTTCTTTTAATTTAATATCAGAAATTGCACCATAGCTACCATTTGTATTTACAGCGTTACCATTTGAATAAACTATAAAACGAGATGCTGCGTTATCACTTGCGGAAATAAAATATTGAGTCGTATTATTCGGGGAAGCTCCTGAAAATACCAATGCTAATCCATAAGGATTACTTGCATTTGAATTGATTACACTTAATGTATTAACATCCCCTGTGGGGCTTCTAAACGTAGCTGCTCCTGTGGAGGCTAATGTAAGGGCTCTTGTTCCATTTGGGTAAAAAACAATCGGATATGCTCCCGTAGAATATATTACTGAGGCGTAGGCATCACCAAACGCACCACCTGTACTATTATCACGACCAAAGTAGGTTGTGCCTCCAGTGTTTTGAGTTGTTAAAAATATACCATCAGTTAATGCATTTCCTGCTACAAATGCTGCTCCTATCAAATTAGAAGTAACTGCACCACTAAACCTCCCCGTCCCATTCACATCAAGTTTATACCCTGCGTCTGTTGTAGTGCCGATAAGTACGTTACCACCTGATGTTATGGTTTGTCTGACAGTTCCGTTTGTTCCTAAATGTAAAGCAGTAGCACCACCTGAACCTAAGGATGATGCGTATGGTAATGAACCTAACAAAACAGCTACCCCTGTACTTGATTCAATACCAAAATAAGTAGAACCGCCTGTATTTGAATAAAAATCATAAAAACCAGAAGTACCTGTTACTGGACTTTTTTGGGATAATTGACCATCTTTTGTTTGTGTAAATAATCCACTAAACGTAGCAGATGTGCCTGATAATGCTCCTGTAAGCGTAACCGCATTTGCAGTTGAAATATTAATTGCATTCGTGCCTAATATTTGATTAGCAATTCTAAACTCGCCTTGTTGTCCAGCTGCACCTGCATCTGTATTTAATGACCAATGATGTGTCCCTGCTGCATTAGCTAAAATAAATCCACCTACTGAACCATTTGCTGCTTTCAATTGAATACTTGGTGCAGTCATTGCCATAAATAACGTACCTGTAAGAGTACCACCTGCTAATGGTAGGTAACCACTCAAAGCAGATGGTATAACATAATCTGTTCCTGCAACCGCAGCAGTTAAAAGTCCACTAACTGTTTTTAATAATGAAGTACCTACACTTTGAAAAGTTACATTCCCTTGAAAGTAGCTATTTGTTTGAACATACAATGCAAAACCTGCACCACCGTTTACAATTCTTAATGTTTCACCAGCACTTGATGTGCTTAATGTACCACCTGTTAATGGTAAGTAACCGCTTAATGCACTTGTTAAAGCTAAAGTACCTGTTGCACTTGGTAAAGTGTAGGTGTATGTTCCGTTTGTTATTGTAGAACTTAAAGTTAACTGCCCTGTGAAGTTTGCAGTTGTTCCTACTAAAGCACCTGTAAAAGTCTTAGTCCCTGCAATCGTTTGAGTTCCTGTGGTAATTAAACCTCTATTACTCGCACTTGCACTCGGAATATTAAAAGTATGAGTATCTGTTACACTTGAAATATTAAAATCAGTACCTGTACTTCCAACCGCAAAATATTGAGTGTTTGCAGTTAATCCGTTTAACGCTGCAATACCACCTGCGAAAGTTGTTGTTACTAAACACAAGGTATTATCCTCGGTATGCAATGTAACTGTACGACCTCCTGAATTATCTACAATGTAAACCCTTAAAGCTAACCTATCTGTTATCAATAAAGCAGTTTCGGGTACTGCTAAAGAAGTGATATATAAATCTACTGTTGTTCCGCCTGTTATTTCTTCGGGGATAGCAGATGAACTTGCTATACTTGTAAAAGTCGTTCCATTGTATTTTAATAATTCGACATAAAACTTAGAATTACCACCACTTGAACTGACATTGAAGTACATTTCAAAATTCCAAGCACCGCCCGGTATAAGTAATCTATTTGGATTACCTGCATCTGTTAAGAATTGAGATATTAAACCATTACCTGTCAAAGTAAAATCAGTACCTGCACCAATAACCGCACTATTCGACATTTGGTAGTAACCACCAACTGACGCAGGAATAGAACCATTTAAATAATAGTTTACGTTTGCACCACCGCTTGATGTTGATGGTATAGTAGCTAAAGTTCCATCCCCTCTAATGTACTGAGATGCAGAACCTATTGCAGTTACCTCTAAAGTTCCTGATGTTGTAATAGGAGAATTAGCAACTGAGAAAGCTGATGGCATAGTCAAACCTACTGAACTGACTCGATTGTTTAACTGATTTTGAACCTTTCCAAGTGCCTGTAATATTGTGTCTGTTGCTAAAATAGCAGTACCTGTAACAGATAACCCAGTTAATAATTTCCCTGTTATCCTTGCATCTGTAATGATTCCTGATACAGTTGTCCTATATGCAACTTGATTGCCTGAAATCGCAATTGGTATGATATTAGCATCATCAACCGCACTTGGCAAGGCTGCGAAATCCTTTAAATAAACTCCATTAATTACCGGCATATCTTTTAATTTACAAATACATATTCATCACCACCATTATCAACATAAACACCGCTATCCGATGACCAAACATAGTACACCTGATCTGATGGAACTATTGCACCATAACCTGTTATCGTTCCTGCAAATTTAATAAAATCCTCTGATGTTCCTGTAATCTCCAAATTCTCTAAAAACCCTTCACCTGCATCCCCCTCATTCGTATCTAAGTTTATCATAGACCAATCCATCATAGTCCTGGACCTACCTAATATCTTTAAATCATCCCAACCGATAATACTACTATCAATTGAATAAACCGCCTCAAAATTTACAGAATAAGAATGCAACTGACCTAATTGCCTCTGTCCCATCTCCTCTGTGCTTTTGCAAGTCTTAATAAAACTAATAGATTCGCTCAAGCTCTTGCTTAATACGCAACCTACTGGCAAGTCATTGATGTAAAGCATTAAGTTAGTCATAGCCTGTTATTGTTCCGCTAAATTTTATAAAATCAGATACCTCACCAATCAACTCCAAATTTTCAATAAATCCTTCACCTGCCTCAATATCAGGACCGACTATCTCCCAATTAACTTTTACTCTTTCAAGCGATTTTAAGCCACTCCATGACATTATATTATTATCAGTAGTCATAACACCCTCAAAAGGTATTGAATAAGTGTAAAGCCTTCCTAATTGCTTTTGTCCACCTTCCTCAGTAGTCTTGCACGTGCCTATAAAGCTAATCTGTTCAGACCTGCTAACTGAACTCAAACAACCTACCGGCATATCGTTAATGTATAACATCATGGCTGACCTTTTACTGTAACTTTTGTTGTTGCACCATAATCAGGTGTCTTTAAATAATCCAATGCAATTTCCTCATTTACTATTCTCCCTAAAACTGCCTTGCAAGTATTCTGTTGCAAATCATAGTTTAAGCTTAGATTCATAAAGTAACCATCAATCAAATTTATAGACCACCTTTGCACCGGATTAAAATATCCAAAAATAGAACCCTCAAACCTCACAAATGGTCCTGCATATAATCTTTGCTTTTCCTCAACCGCTATCCTTAGAAATTCTTTATTAACCTCATAAGGTACTGCCAAAACTGATTCACTTATACCCCTACGAACCCACCTCTCAGTCAATGTCACTTGGTCATCCTGATAAATAGCACCAACATACATAAAGTTTGGACTATCACCATTAAATACATCAACTGTCTCAGGTACGAATGTAAATTTACCTGTTTGTGTAGCTGTATGCAACTCTCCAACAACATCACCAAAATCAATAAAAACAAAGGCTGAGATATTAGTGTAAATTATATCATTAACAGTACCGGAAGGTGCTAAAATTCTAAAGGTAACATTTCCGCTAATTGGAACAGGATTTGATATTATTGTTTCCGTTCCACCAACTCCAACCGCTGACCTAATTTGATAATAATTTATTCCTGGCTCAGTAGGTGTAATTGCCCAACTTCCATCCGCCTGTAAATAATGTGTGCTTAACCCATCATATAAGCTGATAACAAAATTCATATCTGTTCCAAATAATGGATCAGGATTTTCATAATCAATTACAAATTTTAATCTCTCCGCAACTGTTGGATTTAATGTAACTGCAATCAGATTATCATTTTGATAGTAATTTGTCAAAGTTGGATAAGTACCATCATCTGAAAAGAATATTAATCCTCCTGTTAATGCAGTACCTAAATACATCGTTCCTGTTTTAGTCCATCCAGGAATAGTAACAGTATCACATGGTAATGCAGGATCACCCGTACACCCACGAGAAAAACCGCTAAAATCAGGATTATCTAATTTCTCATCTGTATTTTCAAGTTTGCCATATTTATAAGCCATAGACGCATTTTTATATGGTCTATCAATCATTTTCATCTGATCCGTATTAATGTGAAAATAAGGAGATAAAACTAAACCCTCACTTTCACCTCCTAAAGTTGCATCTAATGAGCTTGTTAATGTTGGACTATCATAAACACTATAACCATCTAAATATCTTCTAAATACTAATGCACCGGATAATGCTAATTCAGTAGGTCTATAAATATACCACTCGCCACCGCTTTGCACCATCACCGCAGTCCATTCTTCTAAAATAGACCTCAATACCTCCTCACAATTCATAGGTGTAA